AAATGGCTACAATTTCAGATTTTAAAAATAACTTTAGAGGTGGGGTACGACCCAATCTTTTTCAAGTTGTAATTAATGCTCCAGGTGTATTTGGACAGATGGATTTACAATTTCTTGGAAAAGCAACACAAATTCCTGGTTCTACTATTGCTAATATTGATGTTCCTTATCGTGGTCGTATGTTAAAGGTTCCCGGTGATAGATCATTTGAAGATTGGACAGTAACAATTTTGAATGATCCAGACTGGCAAAATCGTACTGCAATTGAACAATGGATGAATGCTATTACTAGTCATTCACAAAATACTAGTTCTCTTGATGCTTCTAATGTATATGGTAGTGCTGTTGTTTCACAATTAAGTAGGAATGGTGGAGTAATCAGAACCTATCGTATTCAAGATATGTATCCTACTGTCGCAGCTCCTATTGAATTGACAATGGATCCTGATGGAACACCTGAAGAATTTGCTGTTACGTTTGCAATTAATAACTTTACGGTTGACGGTTCAGGCCTTGATGGTTCTTCTACTGGTGGAGTTGATATTTCTATTAGTGGTTCAATTACTCTTGGTGGTGTAAGTATTGGAGTTAATGTTTAATTTTGAATAAGAGGGAGTTAATTCTCCCTCTTTCTTTTTTAATATTAAAAAAAGGTAAATTATATGGCTGGATTGGAATTATTTGGTTTTGAAATTACTAAGAAAACGAAAAAGAATAAAACATTTGTAACACCAGAAAATCTTGATGGTTCTACACAGTTTGTCGAAGGTGGTGGAATCTATGGACATTATCTTGAAACTGGTATTGATGCCAAAGATGAAAATGTTTTAATCCAAAAATATCGTGAAATGTCTATGACACAAGAAGTTGATTTAGCAATTTCTGATGTTGTTAATGAAGCTGTTGTTCATGAAGACGGTAGATCGACTATTAACCTTTTTCTCGATCATACTAACCAAAGTAGTGCAATTAAAGAAAAAATAGTAAAAGAATTTAAAATTATTTTAAGATTATTGGACTTTAATAGAGTTGGTTCTGATTTATTTCGTAAATGGTATATTGACGGAAAAATTTATCATCATATTATTGTTGATAAAAATAAAATAAAAGAAGGTATACAAGAATTAATTCCAGTCGATGCATTAAGTATACAAAAAATAGTTGAAATAAAAAAAGAAAAAGACCCAGTAACAAACGTAGAAATGGTTGTTGATACAGAAGAATATTTTATCTACAAACCAGAGGGTACGATAAACATCCAACATGATGGAATTCGTGTTACACCGGATGCTATTTCTTATGTTCACTCCGGTATGGTGGATAATCAAAAACAAATTATTATAGGTTATCTATATAAGTCAATTAAACCATACAATCAACTTAGACTGATTGAAGATTCTCTTGTCATATATAGACTTGCGAGAGCACCAGAAAGACGAATATTTTATATTGATGTTGGTAATCTTCCAAAAATAAAAGCAGAACAATATTTACGTTCTGTAATGGATAAGTATAAACAAAAAATAATTTATAATTCTTCTACAGGTGAAGTAGAAGATCAGAAAAAACAAATGTCAATGTTAGAAGATTTCTGGCTTCCACGAAGAGAAGGTGGACGAGGAACAGAAATTACTACATTACCATCAGGTCAAAATCTTGGTGAGATTGAAGATATTGAATATTTTAGAAAGAAACTTTATCAATCTTTGAATGTTCCAATTTCTCGTATTGAGGGAACCGAACAGACAGCATTTAATTTAGGTCGTACTTCAGAGATTAATAGAGATGAAATTAAATTTGCAAAATTTATTGCTAAATTACGACATAGATTTTCACAAATGTTTGTTGATTTATTGAGAATTCAATTAATTCTTAAAGGTATTATTAAAGAAGAAGATTGGTTTGATATTCAAGATAATCTTGAATTTATTTGGACAAAAGATTCTCATTTTGCAGAATTAAAAAATAATGAAATTCTTAGAGAACGAATGGAACTTTTGCAGATGGTTGATGAGTATAGTGGTAAATTTGTTTCGGATGAATGGATTAGAAAACGAATTCTACGAATGACGGATGAAGAGATAGAACAGATTAATAAGGATAATAAAAAAGCAGGTAAGGGTGATCCAGATGATTTTGAAATTGATCCAAATCTGGTGGCACCGGTTGATATTCATAGGTAATTTTTATGTTGTTAAGAAAATCAAGTTTTATAAAAAATTATAAGAAGAAACTTTCTGTATCCAATTTAAATAATGTGAATGATGCTATTCATTATGCATTTAAATTAACAGATAGTTATGGTATAAATAAGTTAAATAAATCTATTCTTGAAGCGTCTATTAAATACAATATTGAAGAAGATGTATTGAGAGATAATATTGATAATTTTTTTGAAAGGGATAATAATGAGTGACTTAAAACAAACAATTTTTAAAAATATTATGGATAAGAAATTTACAAAAGCAAATAAAGATTTTAATGGTATTATGAAAGATAAAGTTTTTTCAGCTATTGATGATTTTAAAAAAGATTTTACATACAACCCGTCAGATGTTTCTGAAACAGAACCAGTTGCACCAAAAGATAATCAAGATGGATAATATAGAAACACAAGACGAAGCATTATCAAAAGCTGCTCGTGCAAAAAAATCACGTTTGATGAAAATGAAAGGTAAAATGATTGCTAAAAAACGTGAAATTTCCATGAAGAGAAAGGCTAGTCCAGAAAAAATAAAAAAACGTGCTATGAAAAAAGCAAGAGATATTCTTGCAAAAAAGATATTAAAAGATAGAAGTAAATCTGATTTATCAATATCTGGTAAAGAAGGATTAGAAAAAAAGTTAAATGCTAAAACTGCTATTATTAAGAAGATTGCAAAAAAACTTATTCCACAAATTAAAAAAGCAGAAACTGAAAGACTAGCAAAAATGAAGGAGAAATAAATGAAACTTATTACAGAACATATGGGTGATATAGAATATATTGTTGAAGGAAAGAAAAAACAACAATATATTAAAGGTGTATTTTTACAATCTGATGTTAAAAATCAGAATGGTAGAGTTTATCCTTTTGGTGTTTTACATCGTGAAGTAAAAAATTATAATAAGAAATTTGTGGAGCAAGGCAGAGCGTTGGGTGAACTTGGACATCCTATGGGACCTACAATTAACCTTGATCGTGTTTCACATTTAATTACAGAACTATATGAAGATGGTAAGAATTTTATTGGTAAAGCAAAAATTATGGATACACCAAATGGAAAAATAGTTAAGAATCTTTTAGAATCTGGTGTTCGTCTTGGTGTTAGTTCAAGAGGATTGGGAACAGTTAAAACAAATAAACAGGGTGTGAATGAAGTACAGAAAGATTTTACTTTAAGTACAATCGACATCGTAGCAGACCCATCAGCACCAGCTGCATTTGTAAATGGTATTATGGAAGGAAAAGAGTTTAGTGTAACTGGTGAAATTGAGCATTATATGAGAAAAGATGTTCATAACACACATTTAAAGAAATTAGACGAGAAAAACCTGGAAATATTCGATAAATTTCTTAGAAATCTTTAATCTTATAAATATATATAGACTTAAAATAACCTTTAAAGGAGAAGTAACATGGCTAACGAAGAAACCCTAGAAGATGGAAAAAGTGACGAAGAGTTGGAACAAAAAATTATGGAAACTGCCAAAAAAGCAGCAACAAAAAAAGAAACAAAAAAGGCTAAAGTAAAAAAAGAAGAGGAAGATGAAGATGAAGATGAAGACGATATGGAAGAAACTAAAAAGACTGTTAAAAAGTCGGTTAAAAAAGAATTTGGTCATGATAAAAAAGATGATGACGAAGATGAAGAAGAAGATGAAGATAAAGATGAATCCAAAAAGTCTACTAAGTCCGCTAAAAAGAAAGTTGCTGAAGACGAAGATGAAGACGAAGAAGAGGACGAAGATGAAGTTGAAGAAAAGAAATCTAAGAAATCCACGAAGGAAGATATTGAAGTAGATGTTTCTACTGATATCGCTGCACTCATAGAAGGTGAAGAACTTTCTGATGAATTCAAAACAAAAGCTGCTACAATCTTTGAAGCTGCTGTTAAATCTAAAATTTCTAGTATTCGTAAACAGATTCGAGAAGAATCCAAAAAAGAAAATGATGAGCGTATTGAGACCTTGCAATCAGAAATGACTGAGAGCATGGATAATTATCTCAATTATACAGTAAAAGAATGGATGGAAGAAAATAAACTCGCAATTGAAACTGGTATTCGTAACGAAGTCACAGAGAGTTTTATTTCTGGTTTGAAGAAGTTGTTTGAAGAACATTATATTGATGTTCCTGATGA